AATAGGATTACAAACTTTAACCTTTTGAGGTGTAAGTTACATGTTCGAATTGTACTCAATGGTAATGGATTTTATTATGGAAGAGCTATTGCATCTTATATCCCATTGCATACGCATGATGAGTTTACCAGAGACCGTGCTTTCTTCATACAAGATGTTGTCGCTGCCAGCCAACGACCACATGTGTATTTAGACCCAACTTATAGTCAGGGTGGCACTATTCAGTTGCCTTTTGTGTGGTATAAAAATGCTTTAAATATCCCTCTTATGGAATGGGACGAAATGGGCACAATGGTCATACATGGAATACAGAATTTGAAGAACTCTAATGGCAACACAGATCCTATCACAGTATCCGTGTTCGCATGGGCAGAGGATGTTTCCCTATCTATTCCAACTTGTCAAGATCCTGGTGCTTTGACACCACAGTTGAAAGAGGTTTTTGTACCTCAAGCAAAAGATGAATATGGGATGGGAATCGTATCACGCCCTGCAAGTATGGTAGCTCGTGCTGCTGGAGCCCTTTCAAATGCCCCGGTTATAGGAATGTATGCAAGAGCAACTGAATTAGCTGCCAGAGCTATCGGTGGTATTGCCACTATTTTCGGTTACTCTAGGCCTGTTGAACTTGCACCAATTGTTCCATACAAACCCACATTAATTGGAAATTTGTGTAATACAAATGTTTCTGACACATCTCAAAAACTTACTCTGGATGTCAAACAGGAATTGACTATTGATCCTAGAGTGATGGGTTTAGGGGATTCTGATGAGATGGATATATTGTCAGTCGCTATGCGGGAGTCGTGGCTGACTAGTTTTGCCTGGCCTTTAGGTGAACCTATAGAGACTCCCTTGTGGCATTGTGAAGTTTCACCAGTTCTATGGAATGAACTTAATTCAGAAATTCACATGCCTGCCTGCTGTTTTGCAGCAATGCCCTTTCGTCGTTGGAAGGGCACAATGAAATACCGTTTTCAGTTTGTTGCTTCTGCTTTTCACAAGGGCAGAATTAAAATTGTGTACGAACCATTTTATCCAACGACAAATGAGTACAATACTAACTATTTGCGTGTAGTTGATCTTGCAAAAGAGCGTGACTTCACTGTTAGTATTGGATGGGGTAGCGAACTTGCCCTACTCAACCACCGCCAACCTGGACAAGATACAGTACCTTATACAGATGGTACACCATTGTTTGCACCTCCTACTTCCTTTGCAAATGGTGTCATTTCAGTTTATGTAGTGAATGAGCTTACAGCACCAACTGATGACTCTGCAAATGGTATTGAGGTCAATGTTTTTGTTTCAGTCGGAGAAGATTTTGAGGTCTATGATCCAGATTCAGCATATATTGAAAATTATGTGTTTTTTGATCCAGAAACTCCTCCCACTATACTTGCCCAGTCACAGGTTCAGGTGGAACCTTTTGAGCCTCAGTCAGGTGAGGAAGTTATGAATCAACCAGATTCAGACCTGACTAAGGCCGAGTCCGAGCCAATTAAATCTGATGTAAATCAGACTTTGGCAACCCAGCTCCCCACAGCATCTCATCTTGTAGATGTTTATTATGGGGATCCCATTGCTTCTTTTAGACAATGTCTGAAGAGGTATACCCTACATACAGTTATTACTCCACCTGATTCTACAGCAAG